GTAAAAATGATATGGGTGGTACATCAGCAAATATCGCAGCAGGATCAAAAGATGAAGCAGGCGGCAAAGCAGCAGCACCAAAAGAGGACGACATGGGTAACGTGAACGTTCCAGGTGGTAAAGCAGCTGACATTAAATCAGCACCAGCAGCTAAAGCAGCCGGCGATGCAGCTAATAAAAAATCAACTATTGGCAGCTAAACTGATTAAGGACTGACTGATGAATTTACTAAATGAACATTTGAGTTTCGACCAGGCTAGGATTGTTGTTGAGTCTGCTAACGATGGTAAAGACCTTTACATGAAAGGTATTTGCATTCAAGGCGGAGTACGCAACGCAAATCAGCGTGTTTATCCCGTTAACGAGATTGGCAGGGCTGTCACCACACTCAACGAACAAATTAGTGGTGGCTACTCAGTGTTAGGTGAAGTAGATCATCCTGAAGGACTTAACATTAACTTAGACCGTGTAAGCCATATGATTACAGAAATGTGGATGGATGGTCCAAATGGTTACGGAAAACTTAAAATTTTACCAACTCCAATGGGACAACTAGTTAAAACAATGCTTGAAAGCGGCGTTAAACTAGGTGTTTCGTCGAGAGGAAGTGGTAATGTTAAAGAGGACGGCAGCGGTGAAGTTTCAGACTTTGAAATTATTACCGTTGATGTCGTTGCTCAACCCAGTGCTCCAGGTGCGTATCCTACGCCCATTTACGAGCATCTAATGAATACTCGTGGTGGGTATAAGGCATACGAACTAGCACAGGCAACCAAAGAAGACGTAAAGGCACAAAAGTATTTAAAAGAATCGCTGATTAACATAATCAGTCGACTCCAATAAAAGGAGAACAATATGTTGGATGCACTAAAAACACTTTTTGAAAATGATGTAGTTTCAGAAGAGGTGCGTGTCTCTATCGAAGAGGCTTGGGAAGCAAAGATCAAAGAAAACAAACAGCAGGTAACTGCTGAGTTGCGTGAAGAGTTCGCTACAAAATACGAACACGACAAGCAAACAATGGTTGAAGCAATTGACACTATGCTATCCGAGCGTTTAGCAGCAGAAATTTCAGAGTTTGCGGATGATCGCAAACAACTAGCAGAAGCAAAAGCAAAATATGCAGTAAAGATGCGTGAAAACGCAACACTACTACAAAAGTTTGTTACACAGCAGCTAGGTAAAGAAGTTTCTGAATTACACGAAGACCAAAAAACTATGGCAGCTAAGTTTGCTAAGTTAGAAGAATTTGTTGTAGAGGCACTATCAAAAGAAATTGCAGAGTTTTACGAAGATAAGAAAGACTTAGCAGAAACTAAAGTTAAACTTATCAGAGAAGCAAAAACTAAATTTGCAGAAGTTCAAAAGAGCTTCATCAAACGCAGTGCTGAAGCAGTATCAGAAACAGTTGGCAAGACTCTTAACAAAGAGATTAAGTCGCTAAAAGAAGATATTGAAGCAGCTCGCAGAAACGACTTCGGTCGTAGACTATTCGAAGCATTTAGCAACGAATATGCAAACAGCTACTTAAATGAGAAATCAGAAGTAGCAAAGCTAATGAAAGTTGTAGATCTAAAAGAAAAGCAATTAACAGAAGCTAAAGTTGCAGCTGGAAAAGCAATTAAACTAGCAGAATCAAAGGAAACTGAGAAGAAGCAATTAATTGAAACAGCACAGCGCAAAGACACAATTAATGATCTTATTGCACCTCTAAGTAGAGAGCAAAAGGAAATTATGACAGACTTACTGGAATCAGTACAAACACAGAAATTAAGATCTGCGTTTGACAAATATCTACCGTCAGTTATCGACAGTAAAGGTCCAGCCAAGCAGAAGGCAGTACTATCAGAAGGCAAAGAAGTAACAGGCAACCGTGACGCAAGTGTCGTCGCACAAAAAGCAAATGACGAAAATGTAATAGAAATTCGTCGTCTAGCAGGTTTATAATAAAATAGGAGAAACCAAAATGTCAGAACTATTAGAAAGCCGCTGGCAGGATACTAAAACAGCACTTGTTGAAGGCCTAAACGGTAATAAAAAAGCGGTAATGGAAACAACTCTTGAGAATACTCGCAAGTATTTGTCAGAGAGTGCAACAGCTGGTGCTACTTCTGCCGGTAACGTAGCTACACTAAATCGTGTGATCCTTCCAGTGATCAGACGTGTAATGCCAACAGTGATTGCAAATGAACTAGTTGGTGTACAACCAATGACTGGTCCAGTTGGTCAGATTCACACTCTACGTGTTCGCTATAGCGACACAGCAGGGTCAGGTGCATCTGGTGCAACAGCTGGTGAAGAGGCTCTAAGCCCATTCAAAATTGCTGAAGCATATTCAGGTAACACAACATCAGGTCGTGCAGACAACACTGCTGCACTAGAAGGTGTTGCTGGTAACAGAATGTCAATTCAGATCTTGAAACAAACTGTCGAAGCGAAGACCAGAAAGCTATCAGCTCGCTGGACTTTTGAGGCAGCTCAAGATGCACAATCACAGCACGGTATTGATGTTGAAGCAGAAATTATGGCTGCTCTAGCACAAGAAATCACAGCTGAAATCGACCAAGAAGTTCTTGCTTCACTAAGCACACTTGCTGGTTCAGCAGCTGAGACATATGACCAAGCCGGTGTTTCAGGTACAGCTACATTCGTTGGTGACGAACACGCAGCACTTGCTGTTCAAATCAACAGAGTTAGCAACTTAATTGCACAGCGTACAAGACGTGGTGCTGGTAACTGGGCAGTTGTTTCGCCATTCGCGTTAACAATCCTACAGTCAGCAACTACTTCAGCGTTCGCTCGTACAACTGAGGGTACTTTTGAAGCTCCAACTAACACCAAAATGGTTGGTACATTGAACAACGCTATGAAAGTATATGTAAACACATATGCTGGCGATGATTCACCAGTACTAATTGGTTACAAAGGTTCAAGCGAATCAGATGCAGCAGCATTCTACTGCCCATACATTCCGCTAATGAGCTCTGGAACAGTACTTGATCCAGCAACATTTGAGCCAGTTGTATCATTTATGACACGTTATGGTTATGTTGAGCTAAACAACACTGCGTCATCTCTTGGTAACGCAGCTGACTACCTAGGTAAAGTGGCTATCACTAAC